AGGTGGCTTCAATCAAGTTGCTGCAGGTTTTATTGATACGTTTAGTACGCAATTAGGATCAACTTTCGTACCTTTTCCTAGATACATGGTAAATGCTTTTAGATTCTTTTATGAACATGCCCCTATACTTGGTATGATTGATGCTTTTGGAATATTAAACAAAGCTAGGGGTGCAGATAGATTTGCAAAGCAAATGACTGGATTTGGTATGCTAACTGCATTCTATGGAATGAGAGAACAATTAGGAGATGAAACAACAAGTGCCTATCAATATAAGAACCCTTTTGGGCATGGGACATTTGACGCAAGAGCAGCTTTAGGTCCTTTTACTCCTTTTGCTGCACTAGCTGATTATCTATATAGATTAGGCAAGCCAGACGGATACTTTGAAAGAGAGCATGGTTTTAGATTGCATGATAATGAAGAGGTATCAGAGAAGATAAGCATAAGAGACTTAACAACTGCATTAACAGGTGGAGCTTTTGGTAGGGCAGGTGTGAGTCTAGATATGATGGATGGTCTTATAACTGCGTTAACAAAAGAGTCTAGCATAACTGATGAAACAAGACTCAATGAAATAGGAGCAAGATTTTTAGGTAATTATCTTAGCACGTATACTGTGGGTGCAGGTGTTATAAAAGATGTTTATGCAATGGTTGACCCGGACTACAGAATATTGACAGACAATACAGACGTAGAGTTTCTACCCTATGTATTAAAACAAGCAACAAGATCTTTTCCTATGGAAGCACACGCAGATGGAGATGGATTCTTTGAAAGACCAGCACAAACATCTCCGTACAAATCAAGTGGGATTAGAAATCATATGCCTTTCTTTAGGCAAGTTTCGGGTTTAACACCTCAAGAGCCTAGAAATACTGCACAAAAAGAACTAGATAGATTAAAATTAGATTATGTAGAAGTAGCACCTAAAAAACTACAAGATCCCGAAGCAAATAGAGATGCTAGACAGTTCACAGGTATTGCATTAGAGGGATATCTAACAGACTATATTAATAGTGTTGACTACAGAAGTTTAGATAATGATGCACAGAAAAAGAAAGCTCTTAAACTAGAAATGGCTAACATTAAAAATGAGGCATTAGCTTATGCTCTAGGGTCACAAGATTGGGATACTTCAGAAGATATAGTAAGAAAGAATAGGGCACGTTTTTTTAGGTTAAGAGGAATAGACAGAGAAATAATAGAACGAGAGTGGAGAAAGAGAAATCCCGGAATGGACATTGAAATGGATGATTATGATGACCTATTAGAAGTGGGTGAGGATATAGGTATAATTAAACAGTAATCAGTCTTAATATACCCATCATAAGAGCAGCACAAGCAACCCCATTTAATATTAATAATGCTCGATCATGCCAGAGATAAGCCATAACAGTTAAACAACCAGTGCCTACGCAGGAGGATACTAAATCGTAGAGGGGAAACACACCGACTGATCTGCAGACTATCCCTGACATGATGAACAATGACCCTGCCCATTTTAAATACCAAGACAGGTCATGAGTTGGAGTTATTTTTTGCATTTAACTCCTTTAACTTTTTTAGCGTAACTTCAGCAATAACTTCTATACGCTTTACATTATCTATAATCTCTTCCATTATCTTTGGAAAAGAATTTTTTTTACCTTCCATAAATTTTTTAGCTTCGTCTTCTAGACTCATTCCTTTTTGCCTGTTTATAATAAGCAGAGTTAAAACCTCTCTGCCACTCTCTATGTTGCATAGTTTCTCTAGGAAAAGGATTAACTTTGTTAAATTTAAATCCTGTCATACCTTGATTAAATTGCAACTTTAATGGGGCATCGTATTTGCCCAAACCTCTTTCTTGTCTACTTAGAACTTTTTTCTTTTGTTTCATTAGATGCTTCTTGTTGTGTAGGTCGCTCCAAGTATTTTAAGATCATAGATAATCTAGCATCATACTTGTCTATTTCCTTTAACTCTTTATCTATAGAACCTTGTATATCAGAGTGTTCCCCTATACCCACTGATGTTCTTAGATAAATTTCAACATTAGCTATGTGTTTGTTAATGTTACCTACGTAGTAGGATTTTAATGCACTTAATAACATTTCTCGCATTTTAACTTCCTTCTATATCAACTATTTCACACGCTCCTGCAACACACGCAAGATCTTTACTCCCTGTAGTTGTATCTTCTTTCTCAAACTCTTTTAACATACCCCAATTGATTGTGGTAGGCATTTTTTCCATTAACTTATTATATTCTTCTTCATTTATATCTTGATAAGGTGCTTGTTTGTACGTGTGTTCGCTAAAAGGTAAGAATGATATACCTGATACTTCATCAAAATTATCGTACACCCATGCACCAACTCGCATCCATTCATGCTCTTTTACAGATATAGTAACAGATGGTTTATGTTCACACCAATGTCTCTGAAACACTAGCCAATAATCTAACTGTTCTATAGCAGTCATCTCAGTTCTAGTTATAGCACCTTTAGGTGACTTCATTGGAAAGCTAAAAACAGATACGCTATTTGGTTTAGTTATATCAGGCTCGATAGGTATGCCTGCTTGTTGCATAAACTGTGTTAGTGGATCTTTATTATCACCACGTACTGTTCTTACGTAAAAATCATTGTGACGTGCATGTATGCCACTAGCACTATCAACTAATTGAGAAACAGTTCCTGATGGCTTTATGCATGTGATAGCAGCAGACTGAGGGATACCTAAATCTTTTGCAATCTTTTCATTTGTTTTCACTGCAACTTCTCGTAACTCTTCAAGTGTTCCTTCTAATGCACCATTATCAGGTGAAAGTATAGGACAATCAAGAATACCTGTTAGTGAAACTCCTAATAATCTTTCTTCTTCTGTATTATCTTTCCATATCTTACGTAAGTATTTAAAATTAGTTAATGTAGATTGGAAAGTTCCTAATATTGTGGCTATACGAACTTTCTCTTTTAGAGATTCTAATGTGTCTGTCTCTCTGCAAACCACTTCTGTTAAATTACAAAACTGATATGGTCTAAGTATGATTTCACTACAAGGATTACACCCAAAATAATAGTTACTGTCTCTTCTACCATTTTCACTTGCTTTGACTTTTGCTGATTGACGATTAAATATACCACGTTCTCCTGACTTAGATTCATACAAAGCAGTCCATTCTCTCATGAATGTACCCATTTCAGGCTTACCTTTAAATGCCACAGAGTTATTAGCTAACGCTCTTTGTCCTTCATTTTCCCACCATTGTCCTGATTTAGCATGACGCATTTGATCATCACCTAAATTAGACAAAGATATAAGAGCAGAACGTCTAACACCACCTACTACTACAACCTCACCAATCTTGCACATAATATCATGACACTCAATAGGGTATAATCTTCTGCCTTTTGCACTTGTAAACTTTTCTATGCAAAACTTAAATAAATCTTCTAGTGGGGCAGGACCTGATGCTCTACCACCAAATGTTTTTAATCTTGCTCCTGAAGGTCTTACCTGTGACACATCCCATTTTGGTATTTGACCAACATAAAGCATGGCTATCATTTCCCTAAGAGCTTTTGCCCATCCGGGTCTGCTATCTGCAACAGTAATAACTGTGGCACTTTCTTCAAAATGCTCATTGACTATAGGTAATTTGTCTACATTTTCTCTTTCAACGGAAAAACCAACACCAGTACCACACATTAAAATGTACATACACTCATCAAAACTACGAGGACTATCAACGGGTATGTAGCTACAATTATAACCAGCAACATGACATCTGTCCAAAGCAACACCTGCCGTCATCAATGCTCTCATGCTAGGCATAACACTTAAAGATGTTATAGCATTTGTAATTTTTTCTTTTAATGCTTTTGTGACTGTATAGTTATGCTCAGTTAACAAATGATTAACCATGTAATCTGAATACCTATCAACGGTTTCAATCCAAGTTTCTCTACGTTGCTCATCATCTTTCCATCTAGCATATCTAGATAAAGCAATAAAGTTTTGATAGTCCGTTGGTAAGTAATTGTTAAGCATTTAAGTTCCCTCTATAATTATTTTAAAACTAGTTATTTCTAGTCCGTCAACCTCGTGTATTATATCCTTGAGATAATCCTCTATCTCTACACCTAAATTACCATCTGATGGCATTGGATATTCGTCATCGTCTACTTTTAAAGTAAGTAGTATTTTAACTCGTGTCATCCTTTTTTGTTTCTATTAGTTTATTGAGATACCATAGTGCTTTCTCTAAGTCTTCAACACCATTTTTGTATCTGTATCTCCATACATATTTGAGTATATTACCTTGTAGATAATATTCAAATCCCCCATCTGTGGCTGCCATGATAGCATCAATAGTTTCAATGCCCGCCTTATTATAGTGTGGTGGGTGATTGACCATATCTAATTCTTTTTCTTTCATCTTCATATACTCTAAATGTCTCAATTATTATTTCTCTTTTTTGTTTTAAAGTCAATATGTATTACATTATTATTTTCTTCTCTTTGTACAAATTTATCTTTTACAAAGGACTCTAAAAAATTCTCTAGTTTATGTAATAAGGTAGGATCTAAATCCATCATAGGAACACAAGATGCAACTAACTGAGTTAAATGCATCAGACTAGATCTGCTTTCAGCATCTAAATTAGATTCAGGGTGAGCTATTATATTTAAAACAACTTCACCAGTCCAATAAGATCCATCTGCTTTTGGATCTAGCTCTATGTAAATAGCATTAGGTTTTTTTCTATATATCATTTTGTATCTCCTATATATTTTATAAATTTTGGATGTTTGTTTTTCCCCTTTTCCTTCAACCAATCTTCAGGTATTATTCTGTCATAGTATCGGAAACCTTTTTGTATACACCACATAGCATACGTAGTCTTTGACCCCTTGTATATTTTATTTTTACTATTACCAAACACAAAACGTATGTCTAAGTCTGGGTGTTGTTTTTTTATTTCAATATGTTTTCTTCTTTCGTCTGTTTTAAATTGACCTTTTACTTCAATAATTATGCCATTAGCAAGTATAAAGTCAGGAGTATATATTCTGTAAGACAAATCTTGCCATTGAATTTTGATAGTCTCATATTCAAATTTTGCTTTACAAATTTCTAGTTTGTTGGCAATACCATACTCTAGACTGCCTTTGTAACCGTTACGTTTAGCAATGCGATTTCTTGTACTCGCATTCAATTACTTTAAACTCCATATTTGACTAGCATCTTGTTTTGCTTTGTATGACCACATCCATGAGTCTACATTTGGAAAGAATAAAGAGGCAATGTAATGCTTATCTTCACTCAATGATAGCAATCTTTGAATACTAAATGCTACAGTTTGCAGTTGCTTTTTATACAAAGATAAATCTTTAAGACTAAATTTTTTATGCATCTTTGGTGAAGCAAAAAACAAATCCACTTTCTTCTTTGGATATGCCATAGAGTACAAAGCCATCTGTCTCATCTGTGCTTCTGTAGGCTTTGATGGCATTCTAACTGTTGTCTTCAAATCAACTATTACATCCTTGAATAAGAAATCTATATAGCCGATAACAGGTATAGGTAAGTCATCGAACTGTACTTCTACTTTTTGCTGATAACTTTCTAAATTTTTATATTTAAAATTTTGATCAATTACTTCACCAAAACTAACTAAACTGTTTCTTTCTTTCTTTACTTTCTCATCGTTTAAATCAATACCAGCTTCACCACAAAGACCAACAAATTTAGTATCAAGCTCCTTAAAGTCAAAAGAACCTTTTTCATATTTTTGTACTAGCACATGCTCTTCAGCAATACCTCTAATAGCACCAGCACCACTATCTGATCTAATGCCAAATAGATATCTCATAATCCACTGTGGTGGATCTGTGATGTAGGTGTTGATGCTACTCGGAGATAAGTAGTTTATATTGTGTACCCTAAATGGGTTGTTGGAAATCACTAGACTTCTTCTGTGTCAATATCGATGAAATCCTCGATCACTTCTTGATCAGCTTCGCTAACGTCACCTTGTCTTTTCTGTACGTTATTGTCCCACTCTTTA